CTTCTATTGCAATATCAAAAATCATGGGTATCATAGAGATATAGCACTCAATTGGGTGCTATAGTCTCTGCTACCCCGAAAGGGCCCGGAAACTTAGGATTTTAAGTTGGCGGCCCTTCCAAAAGAAGCTACCCACAACTTAGAACAAGCAGGCGCAATGTGCGTTGCACGTTGCTTTTATTTGTTTTAAGCGAGGACAGTCTCATGGCTACAACACCTCTGTCAGGCATTGCGATTCAGCAATTTCGCGATACCTTTACGAATAAGTACCAGGCTTCCAGAAAATTACTGGGCGCCTGTCAGGAAATCCACGGTATCGTGGGTGATTCTTACAAATTCCCGATCTTGGGTAACTACGATCTTTATCTTCGTGGTGCTTATCAGTCCGTCGTCCCAGGCGTCATTTTAAACCACACACAGAAATCGATTAGCTTCGAAGACTATGTGGGTAATGTGCCAGTCGACCGTGGTGAGCAGACCCTGGTCAATGCTTCTGAGCGCGAGCAGTTAGCTTCCAAACACGCAGCCGCTGCCGGTCGTCGAATCGACCAGTGGTGCTTCAATGCATTAGAAGCCTCAACAACGACCAACGATATTGCTAATGGCGGTACCAACCTGGATTTAGCCAAGATCGTAGGCGCGGCTTACTACTTGAACAAAAATAACGTCCCGATGACAGATCGGTATTTTGTTACACACGCCAATCAGTTACAGGCCATTTTGAAACTTGAGCAGCTTACCAGTTCAGACTACAACTCAGTTCGTATGTTAACAACTGGCGAGATGAACACCTTCATGGGCTTTCACTGGATTGTTGTGGGTGATTACAGCACTGATGGTCTCTACAAAACCGGTAACATTCGTACCAACTATGCTTTCCACAAAGAGGCATTAGGTCTGGGCTTCAGATTGGATCCAACCGTCAACGTAGAGTGGTCTGTCGAACGGATGAGCTGGCTATCGACGATGGAAGTCATTGGGGGTGCCGTTGCGATTCTGGATGAGGGCATTGTCCACATCGATTGCGACGAAACTGCGTAATTAACTTTATTAGGAGAACATCATGGCTTTTAGTCGTGCAAATTTTGCAAAAGCTGATGCGGGCTACTCAGGAACGACTCAGCAGATCTTCACATACATCAGCTCTACTGATACATATGCGACCATCGTTGCAAGTGCTTACTTCAACACAATGGTTTCTGGTTCAGATGCTGATTACAACCTGAAAAAGAACGACCTGATCTACATCACAGGTAGTGACGAGTCGAACTTTGCTCGGGTAACTTCAACAACGGGCGCCACGCCTGTGACTGTCGCTTCCGTATTAACGGCTGGCGATATGCCACTGGCACAGGGCAGCTTGCTGTTAGGTAATGCTTCTGGCTTAGGTTCAGCCTTTGACCTATCTGGCGCTGGTAACATTGCGATCGGTAATGGTACAACTGTCGTAGCCTTAGATGGTTCAACAGACACCCAGATCCTGGTCGGTAATGGCACCACAATGACTTCAGTGGCTGTCTCTGGCGATGCCACACTGGCTAACACCGGTGCTTTGACCATCGCTGCAGGAGCTGTTGAGGAGTCCATGCTGGTAGCCAACAGCCTGACGGGCTTAGTAGTTGACGACGTAGCCGATGCCAACGTCATTGGTGGTATTCCGGTCCTTCACCGGATTACGACTTTGGGCGGTGCAACTGCTAATACGGATGTCACATTGACTCATAAGACTCGCGTCTTAGATGCTTGGATTGTCAACCGTGCAGCGGGTACTGCATCTGATACCGTTCAGATCTTAAATGGTAGCAATGCTATCTCTGATGCAGTAGACATCTCTGGTGCGGATAACACCATTGCGCGTATCGGCACTTTAGATGATCAGTATGAGGAGATTGCAGCAAGCGGCACACTGCGTGTCACTGAGACAGATGGTGGTGGCACAGACTCACCAGCTGTTGACGTTTACGTACTTTGCGTACGTGTTGCGTAGTTAATAATGAAGTTGGGGTGGGTTGTGCACGCTCACCCCTACTTTGACAGGGGGGACGTATGGCATCTAAAGTTGGGATTATCTCAAACGCATTCATCTTGCTTGGAAAAGCACCTGTCAACGATTTAACCACGTCTGATCCAATTGTCACGTCTGCGGTTAAAATCTATGATATGACCTATCCCGATCTTCTTGCAGCACATCCGTGGCGCTTTGCAATGGAGATCAAAACTCTAGATCCATTAACAGCTGCTCCTGTGATCGATGAGTGGACAACCGCCTATCTTCTACCAGGCGATCTCATTCAACTCTATCGCGTTTACCAAAAATCATGGTATCGCATCTATCAGAATCAGATCTATGCCAATACTTCGAGTACAGAAACGATAACGATTGAATATACCCATCCTGTCACAGAAGATCGGTTTCCCGCGTATTTCACGCAATTGTTTACCTACAAGATGGCAGCTCTAATGGCAATGCCTGTCACAGAACTTGTTCAAAAGGGCGAGTACTATGAGAAGATGGCGACAGGCCAGCTTGCTGTAGCGCGTAGCTTAGATAGCCAACAGAATCCAAATGTGACGATTCAGAATGATATCTATCTCTCACGACACTATGGAGATTAATCATGACCGTTTATTACGTTCAAAATGATTTCTCACATGGTGAGATAGATCCTAAAATGAAATCTCACATCGATATGAAGCTGTATCAGAAATCAGCTGAATATCTCCGAAATGTGGTCGTAATGCCGCAAGGGGGCGCCAGGCGCAGGTTTGGGACAAAATTCCTACAAAGCATTGGAGAATTATCTTCAGGCGAGTATGCACTCTTCGAATTCAACCATGACGTCGATGATAACTACTTGCTGCTTCTGACAAACTTCCTGATCACCATCTTTAAAGATGACGTGCAGGTAGCCACTGTGGCTTCTCCTTGGCCCAGCACGATCTTTGAAAATAATGGACTCAAGGCAGTTAATAGCAAGAACAGCACTGTCTTCGTAAATGAAGACTATCCGCCTCGAAATTTAGTTCGTGGAAACACAGACGCAGACTGGGTTTTAAGTACCTTGGTATTTAAGAATTACCCAACTTTTGACTTCAAACAAAATTACAACACGTTTAAGTTTACGCTGAATAATGTTGCCACAGGCAGTCGAACGCTGACCTGTGATAATGATATCTTTGTGAGTTCCGACTATGTCGGTGGTTCATTTATCGGAATTGGAGAAACGAATGATATCGGTGAGCAAACAGAGGGCTTCGCTAGAATCACGGCAATTACAGACGCTCGAACGGCGACCGTTACCGTGGTCAAGCAGTTTGACGGGTCCTTTACCTCCGGAGTTATTGGCTCGCAGGTTGTGCTGGGCGAGAAGTCCTGGAGCGATACGCGCGGATGGCCTATTTCAGCCACCTTCCATGAGAATCGACTCGTCTTCGGAGGATCTAAGTCCTTACCCACGGGGCTTTTCTTATCCGTCACCAACGATTTCTTGAACTTTGATACGGGAACAGGCCAAGATAACGACTCCATCCAGTACATCCTGACAGCGGATGGGATTGGACGAATTCACTATGTGGTGAGTAACCGCACTTTACAGATATTTGCTAACAATGGTGAATATGTGGCTCAACAGCTTGAAACGAAGCCACTGACAGCTGGAGATGTCTCATTCCGTCAACAAAGTAACTATGGCTCTGAGAACGTCAAGCCACAAAAGATTGATAACCAGACCATCTATGTAAAGGCCGGTGGCAAAGGGGTCAATAGCTTTTACTACGAAGATGATCGTGCTTCGTACCAATCCGCGATCCTGTCTGTCACATCGCCTCATCTGATCCGCAATCCTGTGGCCTCAGCCATTCAGAAAGGATCAACCACCGATGATGCCGATTATCTGTTCTTTATCAACTCAGATGGCACATTGGTCATCTACCAAACACTTAAAGAACAAAATGTCGCTGCGTGGACCTTGAGCACGACTCAAGGCTACTTTAAGAAGATTGTCTCAGTCGGGAGCGATATCTACTTTCTAGTACAGCGTCAGGTCTATAGCAAAACCTATGTGTACCTTGAAAAGCTCGATTGGGATTCGTATATGGATTGTGCGACGACACAAACCTTTGGGGTTCCTACCACCCATGTGACAGGCTTAGACTATATCGATGAGTTCACAGTCAATGCCCTCTCAGATGGCTTTGTGCAGCCAGCAGGGCGCGTCGTCTATGGCGCCTTCGATGTAGAAGATGCGGGGACCACGATCACGATCGGCATTCCCTATACACCGCTCATCCAGCCCAATGCTGTGAATGTGATGAGCCAGGAAGGCCCAACGATGTATATTAAGAAGCGGATTCCACGCATCTTCATCGATTATTATGAATCGCTTGGAATTTACGTAAACGGGGATCTGATACCCTATCGGACCTTTGATGATGCCACAGGTGAGCTCGTGGATCCTATTACAGCCGTCTATGAGTATCTCAATCTACAGGGGTGGAACAGACGGGAATCCGTGATTATTACCCAGAATGATCCCTTACCAATGACAATTTTAGCCGTGGGCTATGAGGTGGAGGTTTAAATGACAGGAGAAGGTTTAGCAATTTTCATGGGCGGGGCTAAGACTTTTGCAAGCCTCAGGGCCTCAGCAGCCCAAAGTAAGGCTATCCGTGAACAGATGCTCCAGGAGCGCATGAAAGCGGATCAAGAAGCCCTCGCACGGACCGATAAGATGAAACGGCTCTTCGGGACCACAGAAGCCATGGGGGGTGCTCGAGGATTCTCGATCGCATCTCCTAGCTTCAAGGCCATTGAGGATGAGGACTTCAATCAGTATGCCCAAGAGCAGAAGATCGGCGATATCAATGAACAGCTTCAAGAAGATGCCCTGCGCCAGCAAGCGCAGAATATCGATAACCAGGCATTCCTTGGGGTGGGTACTAACCTCTTCGAGTTAGGCCAAATGGCTAGCCGTAGCCCTAATCTTCTGTCGGGAACCGCTCAGTCCTCCCAGAATATGTTCAATCCCAGAGCTAGCAAAGGCTCACTCTTTTCATGGTGGGACTATCCAAACACACAGAGAGATCAAACTGAGAACAACTACCTTTGGTAAGGAATCACTATGGCACAAAATTTACCGCGTTACATCAATCAGGGCCAAATTCAGCCTGGACCATTGGTCTCCTCAGCCCCTGTCTGGGATCAGGTTTCCAAGATCTTTGGTCAGTTCGAAGTCCAGGGTGCTAAAGAGTGGGGCGCTGCAGCCGGCCAGCAGCCTGGGTTTCAGCCGATAGCGTTGCCAGGCGCAGCTGGTCAAGCTTTCAATCAGGCCGCTCTACAGGCTAATAAGTTCTTTGTCGGTGCAGATATCTCCAAGCACATGCAGGAACTCAATGCGGCGTATTCTCAAAACATCCATGGGAATCAGTCAGTCTCTAATTATGCCCAAGCGCTCAATAGCTATGCCAATCAAGCCTTGAGCAAGATTCCAGCGCAAAACCAACCCTATGCCCGGTTGATGATTCAGCATCTGGGCGCACGCGGACTCCAGGACGTCCAAAAGAAAGTCACGGCACAGAATAATGCCGTCGTCTCACAGCATCTCCATGATGAGTACC